TTCGCATACGCGCTCGTTATCTGCTGCGTCAGCGCATTGGTCGTAGCAGCGTTCTGCTGCGCCTGATTTAGCTGCGCCTGTGCTGCACTGGAATTCGCACCCATTACTGCTTCACCCGTGAATAAACGACAACGTCAACGCCGCTGGCGCGCTTAGCGAGGGTCGTTTCGTAGACGTACCCCAGCGTCCGATACCAACGATGGGCAGTGGTGCGAGTAGCGAGAGAATAACACTCCAGGGCGTGTACGTCAGGATGGGCGAAAACCTCGTCCATGAGCTTGCGGATCTGCCGGGTTCCTGACCGCCAGTAGCAGGGGGTCCTCCAGAGCACGGGGCTCGTGAGCAGCCAATCGCGGTACACGCCCGGGCTGCTCGGCATGAAGCCGCCAATAGCGAGGCAGTAGCCGTTATCGGCGTAGAGGCCCCACTTCGGGCCAGACAGGTTGAAATTACCGTTCGCCGCGTGATCGGCGTTATACGGCTGCCCCGTGAACGCCTCGATCTGCTCCTGCTCCGCGACCGGCAGCGTCATGCAGATCGTGAGGAAGTCGATAAGTGGCGGATTGGCGATTATTCTGGTCATGGCCTAAGCAAGACCTTGATCGTTAACGTAAAGGTAGAACGCATCCAGCGACCAGCTTTGCGGCCCGACGAATTGCAGGTAAATGCTAAGCGAGTTGGAAATCAGCGATAGGCCGATCGGGAACCCAGGAATCGTGTCTGCAAGGCCAAGATCGTAGAATGGCGTGAAGGCCGTAAAGTCGTTTTGGTTCCACCCGAAGCTGACCTGCGCATCGCCCGTGCCGACTACATCGAATGCAACGAATTCTGAGTTAAACCCAGCCGTACCCATATCCAGCCACGGCCACCAGATGGCGCTGTTGAACGGGGTATAGCTGCCGCCGGCTGGCGTCACCATGTACATGCTGCTAGCACTGGTTGGGTACACCGTTGAGCCGCCGAGCGACACTTCAATGTTGTACACGCCGAGCACAGGGCCGGTAACCGAGGAAATGACGTAGTTCGTGCCCGTGGCGAACGGCGTAGGCAGCGCGTCGCTCATATACTGCGTGAAAGTAACGGTCTCCCCGACCGTCGGTGCGGTGCTGACGCCGCCGACTTCTATGTACGGCTGTTCGGCTGGCGCATAAGTGTTGAGTACAGCCGAATTTGCCTGTTGCCACTCGATCGTGATGCCTGAGAGCGACTGCACGATGCCCGGCGTGCCGGCGGAGCCGCCTGAGCTGCTGGATAAGAATATGTTGGTGCTAGTCGAGTCGATCGCGACGACGTAGTAGGTCGTGTTGACCGTCAGGTCGCTCGGAATCGTGCTGCCGATCAGCTCGAACGTGTCGCCGACGCTGAAAGGAACGCCGCCGACAGACGGCCACTGCAGGTACCCGTATATGCCGCCGGTGCTCGTGACCTGAATCGACAGCGACTCGTAGAAGTTGATATAGCCATCGCTCGAGCTGGTCATCTGCACAGGCGTGCCGCCTAGCGACGTGCTAACTTGGACGAAGTTCGGCGAGCCTATCGAGACGACGTAGTAGTTCGTGGAAACAACAAGCGGACCCGGCAGAGCGTCAGAGCCATTTTGAGTGAACGTGACAGTGTCGCCGACCGCCAGTCCGCTAGTGCTTGCAAGCGTGAGGCCGCCATATGGTGTGCCGAGCACCCCAGTGGAGCTGAAGCTGCTGGTAGCGTTCGGGAAGGTGTAGGTGTAGAGGCCGCCGCCCAGGGAGCCGTAAACTCCGGGGTAGAACGCCGGGATGTTTACGGTGTTGACGCCATAGGTAGTACCACTGTGGTTGCCAACCGTTATCGTTGCGCCCCATAGCAAGTTGCTGCTGGAGTCGTATAGCGCAACTGTGACGGTTCCGGTAGTCGGCAAGCCGGGCGTAGCGCCCCAGTTCCACTGGGTTACGCCGCGTGTCGTGTCGTTCACATAGGTTGCGGCTGCTGATGTGAAGGTGTTTCCATTTATTACGATGTGATCGAAGGCAGACTGCGCAATGCCGCTCTGGTACATATTAAAGAAAGGCGAGTTGCCGGCAGCATTCCAGCCAATTCCGAGAACCTGAATTCCGTTCCAGTAGCCGGGGCCGTAAGTGCTGGTCAGCGTCTGCCCAGAAAGCTGCACGGCGTAATTGCCGCCGTTGTTGTAAACCGCATTGATCGTATACGTGCCGGCGGGTACCGGCGGGACGTTTGCGCTGTTCGCCAGCGTGATGGTCATGCCCGTTACCAGCGTTTCGCTTATCGGCACGTTGGTCGCTATGGCGTAGCCGCCGGTGACTGAAACGTTCGCCGCAGTGCTACCACCGCTGCTCGGGGCGTTAGGGAACGTGATGCCGAAGGTGCCACCCACGGTGGTTAGAATCACCGGCGTGCCACTCGAATCGACGGTGTAGTCACCGGCGCCTAGCGGCACTAGGGTGTACGTGCTGGTCGTGTTCAGCGGCGCAGGCGGGCTGCCAGTGAACTTGACGTTGGTGCCGGACGGTATGCTCGAGCCCGATCCGACAGTCGTCGGCACAACGTACCCGCCGCTCGCGATGGTCGCGCTGTCGATATAGATGTTGGCCGCTTGAGTGTAGCTGATGTTGCACTCTGTCGGCGATGCAGACGTGCCGGCTAGGAATACCGCTGCGCCCATGCTGCTAGTTGCTAGGCCAAAGCTACTCACGCCACCTGAGTACGAATACCCCACAACGTAGTAGGTGCCAGCGTACACGGGCGTTGCGTTGCCGCCGATCTGCGACACAGTAACGACTTGATTGTTTGAGAGACCGGCGTTGCCGATGTAATCGACTACGCCGGCGTACTGCGCGACAGACGCGACAGCCTGCTGCGCGGTGTACGTCCAGTTCATGATAGCGTCGCCGGTGACGTAGTCGCTGATGACTTCTCCGGTTCCACTCTGCGCGAGCCCGACTGTGAACGGCGGACCAGTATACGGGGGGCCGGCAGTAGAGCCGTTCACGTTGATAACGTAGTAGGTGATGCCCGTCTGCAGCGGGAATGGCACTGCATCAGTTCCGTTCTGCGTGATCGTCACCGTATAGGCGTCGCCCGTGGTCTGCGCGGCAAAGGTCGTGATGCCGGCGATGAGACTGGCCGCAACTTCCGCGAAGCCGCCAGCCGGCACGACGGTCGTGGCTAGCACGTTGCCGGTCTGCACGTCGTCCGCGATCTGCGTCGGGTCCAGCATCCAGACGATGTTGTTCGCCGTGCGCAGGTACAGATTGTCGCTCCACAACGTCCAGTTCGTGAGCGCGTAAGGGAATACATAGCGCGACCACAGCGGCTTGCCCGGAGTGTTGATCGTGGCGACGAACGCCTGATCTCCGAAGATGCACCAGTATTGGCCGCGCGCCGGGTAATAGAGCGAAAACGCTGGATTCGGAGCCACGGCGTAGTTCGTGCCGGTACCGGGCGTGAATAGGCCGGAATTGATCTGCGCTTGGATTAGGTCGTCAATCGGCTGCCCGAACATGCCCGTCTGCATATTTACCGTGGCGCCTGTCATGCCAACGTTGCGTATGCCCAGTGGCGTCAGGATGATCTGGTCAGTCCCGACCGTCTGCGATCCAAGCGTCCAGCTCGTGCCGATCGGCTGCGCGTCCAGAATCGCCATGTTGCTCGGATCTGGGTCGATCTGCCACATCTGGTAGCCGCCCGAGTTGAACGCCATCAGGTTCGAGCGGTAGAGGCCCAGCAGGGCGACCGGGTTCGCACCGTAGTTGTTGAGGCCGGTAGGCAGGTACCCCGCATTGTTGCTGGAGGTCCAGTCGGTCGGGTTCACCGCGGCGCAGTACGCAACGATATCCCCGTCGCCTGCGAATATGTGCGAGGCGCCTGCGGCGACGATGTTCGTGTTCGGGCAATTCGAGTCTGTGATGCGGCGGCTGATGCACTCCCATACGAAGCCGCCGTTCCAGAGCTGGACGCCGGATATCTGCGAGGCAGCGTAAGGAGGCGCCTGGAGCGAGCTGATCGCTAGCGGCGATGTGCTACCGTCCCATACGCTCTGCCCCGGCACTGTCGGGAATGTCGGCTGGATGCTGCTCGATAGCATGATCGGGAACGCTTCCCAGATGATGATGCTAGAGCCGATAGCTGTCCAAGTGATCTGCCCGTCTGTGACCGTGCCGCCAACGTTGGCAGGCCACACAGGCTGCGTTTGCCCGCTGGTGCCCTGGATAAGCAGCCCGGCATTCGTGCCGGAGAGGGGGAACGTGTAGCTGCCAATCGCTGTGCATTGATATATTAGCTGCGTGGCCGCGCTCGCCTGAGTCAAGTTCCATGTGACTTGCGTGACAGCCACGGTGCCGTGGTTGCCGCCAAGCGTGAAGCCGCCCTTCAGCTCTATCGCGCAGTACGCCGCGCTCTGCGGCGCAACGCCGGTGACGCTTACTTGCCCCCAGCCGGTTGACCCGGTTACAGGCCCCGTCGCCGTCTGAGAAAGAAGAACGTCGCTTGAGTTGTACCAGTTGAGGTACATATAAAAATACGACTTATTGCCGCCGCTGCTCGCCGAGTCCGTGTAGTAGCACGACGCGGTGACGCTCTGCCCGGGCGTGACGACGCCCCAGTAGGCCGACGACTGTGTCAACGTCCACGGGCCGGTGGAGTTTGACGACCCGACATAAATCTCGCCGGCGTTCGTCGTGTACCCGGGCATCGTGCTGGTCTGCACAGCCCAGTTGACGCTCCCGCTATTGGCCCAGCCGGTGATGGACGACGCGCCGTTCTGCCAGAAGCTGCCGTTGTACACGGCATCCACATAGGCGCCCTGAGTCGTAGTCGGCGTGATAACCGAGCCGATCTGGTAGAGCTTGCCGGACGCCCACTGCGTCAGGCCGCCCTGCACCAGCGGGAGGCTAGAGAGATCCGTTATGGATGTGCTGGTCTGCGTCAGCCCAGCAACCGAGTCGGACGCGCCATATCGGTCCGTGATCGTGCTTGATAGGACGTTCGACTCAGTACCGCCCGCGGCGATGAGCTGCGAGTTGGTGTATTGCAGGTAGTCGCCCGCATCTTCCACCTGTCCGCCGGTGCTGGTCGGCCATGTCGGCTCGGTTGAGCCCGTGGCGATCTGCAGCGGCGTGGCGGAGTTTACCGGCGCGTACTCGTACACCGTCGGCACGTAGTAGTAGCCGTTCGCGACGGTCGGCTCGATCATCGGCACGAGGATAGAAATTAAATTTCCGACGGACGTGACGGTGATATGGAAGCCGCTGCCGCTGCCACCCAGGTGGCTATTCGTGCAAGTGAGCGTATCGCTATTAGAGTACCCTGAGCCCGAGAGGATAGTAACCGCAGTCACGATGCCGCTGGCTACCGTGATATTAGCCGTGACGCCGGTTCCTGTGCCGCCAGTGAGCGGCACGTTGTAGTACGTGGCGCTGACGTACCCGCTTCCGCCGGTGAGCGTAAAGCCGGTCACGCCGTCATAGCTGCTGGTCGCCACAACGAGGTTCGGCGACCACGTAGGATTCGCCGGCAGCGAGCGCACGGCCTGATAGGCAAGCCCGTTCGGAGTCTCAGGTACGACGATCGAAGTCGCGGTGTACACCGTTGTTTCGTTCCACTCGCCGCTCTCCTGCAGCCAGTAGTGGAAAATGTCCGGCACGCCGGAAGTAATCGTGTCCACGTTGAACTGGGCGACGACATACAGGAAGCCCATGAACGGCTGCGCAAACCAGATGTAGGTAAGCTGCGCCGCGGGGTTCGTCGGGTGCGTTAGCACGTTTAGGTAGAATGGCGGCGCAAGCGCGCCATAGCTCGTGCTGAATACGTTTAGGAAGCCATCGAAGTACGTTAGGCCCAGAGTCGTGGTCAGCGAGTTGACCGTCAAGGTGAGGCCGGAGATACCCGGAATACTGGCCGATAGCACATCGCCGACAGCGTAGTTCTCGCCGGTGTTGACGATAGTCACACCGTTAGACGCCACCGTGCCGCTGGCCACTACTATCGTGGCTGTAGCGCCAGTGCCAGAGCCGCCGGTCAGCGCATGGTTCGTATACGTCCCATTCGTGCCGCCGCTGCCGCCGGTCGTGACGGAGAGGTTGTTTATTCCGCCGGTGTTGGGCAGCACGCCGATGCGCGTCGTGCCGGGGCGCGGCCAGATTGTGCCCTCCTGATTGATGTAGGCGTTCAGCAGATCGTATAGTGAGCCGGGGTCCGCAGATCCTTTGATCCGCAGATGGTTGATCCCTTGCGTCACAGTTGTGAGAGATACCGTGCGCACGATCAGGTGCCGTTGGGTATATAGCTGATGAGCGTCGGCCGAATCGCTGGCGGGATCGGGTTCGTCGCGGGTATGTAGCGGCGGCCGGAATGAGTCCCGGCGACAAGCTCTCCTAGATAGTCCTTGGCCTGACCGAGCACTTGCCCGGCGTCCTGCTGGCCGAAGTGCGCCTTCGCGGTCGCGAGGGCGTACATATACACCAGCTCGCTATCCACGTTCGGGATGTCAGTCGCTTGCGTGAAGCGCGTCATGCCAGCGCTCGCCTTCAACCACAGCCAATATGTCTGGTCGGGCGATGGATAAATCTCGATCGCTGTCTGCCGAATCTCAAAGCGCGCCGGGCGCCACGGCTTATTGATCATCGTGTATAGCGTCGGGTCAATGCCGCGCACTACAGGCCACCACACGTTGCGCACGTCCTGGCCGCCGGCCCACTCTATTTCCTTGAACGGGTCGAGCACGAAGCCGGTCGCGTTGATGTTCGCGTTCACGTCCTCATCGTTGTCATAGATCGAGTAGAAGCGCTGATTCGGTATCAGCTTGTATCGGAAGAAGTGGCGGAGCTGTAGCGACGGGTACTTGCGGTACAGGTAATTCTGCGCGGCCTGCAGCTTCTCGGTGATGAAGCCGGTCATGCCGGGCGTCGGGTTCGCCTGCTGCGCGCTGAAGCCCAACGCAACCAGCATGCGGGTCTGCAGCGTAGAGAGATTGTCGTACGGGAGCGGGTCGTTGACCTGCGGGTTGTAGTTGTACGGGTCGAGCCCGTTTACCTCCGGACCATCGGACGTGCTGATGCTGACGCTCGCGACAGGGGGCTGGTCCTGCCGCGTGATCGCGATGGCTACCTGCCACGTCTGCGCGGAACTGCTCGGCGTACCGCCGTAAGACACGACTTGGAACTGGAAGCCCGTAGCGCCAGCGAGGGGGATCGTGATGAGACCCATCTGCATGGTGTCGGCGAGGCTTACGGTCGCCCATGAACTTCCGCCGTTCAGAGAATACTTGAGCTGCGGGACGGAGCCGTCCTGCGATCCGTCGGTTATCTGCCACGTTAGAGCGGCATCGTTTATGAGGTATTCGGCGTTCCCGATGAACGTGATGACGCCAAGCCCGGAGGGGGCGTAGGCGTTGACCGACCACCAAAAACGGCCGTCGCCGTTGTTAGGGTAGTTCGTATCGGGATCGACGTTGTTGAACTGCAGGGGCGGCGTATTGCCGCTTGAGTCCTTCCAGTTGAGGGGATTAAGGAAGTCGCCGACATTCGTTACCGCCGGTAGTACCACGCCATTTGGGCCTGTGATCGACATTCGTGTCCCCTGGAAAAATGAGGGCCGGCTACGAACCGGCCCTCCCTACTCTCATCGCACCAAACTCGATTATGCCAGGAGGGCGTCTTGCTCGGGAGATACTGCCTCCTGCTTGACTGTCGCACCCTGCATTAGCTTGCGCAGCTCGCGCACGCCGAGGGTTCCTGACCCGAACACTTTTTCAACGAACGGCACGCGGGGGTTACCCGTTCCGCCGTAAACGCTATTCAAGCGCTCGTACTCTGCTGACGCTTCCGGCACTGCGCCGGCCATGCGCGGATTGATGTAATACTCGCGCACGCGCTCGCTAATGACACTGATGTTGCCCTCACCGAAAACAGCCTCAAGGATCGGGATTTCCCACTCGGGATATTCCTCGATCATCACGGCCACCTGCGGGTCGCGCGCAACTCTACATTTCAGAAAACGAACCATAGTCAATTGCTCCTATGCAAGTGATGATGAGGCCAGCCCGTGCTGGCCCCATCGAGTTGACTCAAGCCGATATCAGAGCCACCGTACCGGCGCTCATTTCCAGCCAGTCGTAGCTGATTGTCGCAGCCACGATACTGCCCGCCGCTCCCTGCGCTGCAACAGCCACGATGACGTTGAATCCACCGGGGCCGGTCGGATCGCCTGATCCGCCGCTATTGTCGTTGGCGCCCTGGAGGTTACCGCCGGTCGCGGTCAGATTGATCGCGATGACGGTGTTGTTGGGCTTGAATCCGTACGGGGTAGCCATAGTCGGGCTGGCCGCGGACAGGATGTGCAGGGTGTGGGTTCCACTCTGCGACCCAGAGGTGTTGATAGCCGATCCGCCCGGCGTCGCAGCGAATTCGAACGTCTGGTTCGAAGGCGACACAACGTAGTAGACGGTACCTACAACCAGCCCGGTCGGCAGTGCGCCGGTCGTGCTGAGTGCAACCGCATCGCCGAGCACCGGGAAGTAGCCGACCATGGTCGCGACGCCAGGGGTCGCAATCGTGATCGTGACGCCGGTGAACGGCTCGCCGAACACTACCGGGACTTGGTTCCCCGGCAGGTAGATCGGCAGCGTAGAAACTTGGAGAACGTTAAGCATTGTCGTAATCCTCTATTCTGTTGCTACGCTGCTATCAGGTCCACACATCCGACACGTTCGCACTCAGGACAGCCAGCGCATTGCGCTTGCTGACGGTGAACGATGCCTTCGCGGTCAAACCCCAGTAGTGCGTGTAGCGGTCGTATACACGAGCCGGCTTGCGCGCCACCATCCAATGACCCGTGATCGGGCGCAGGGACAGGAAGCGGCTGTTCAGGAAGTAGCAGCGGCTCTGGAAGGGATAGGTCGTGCTGGGGTACAGGCCGTCGAGTACCGACAGAACCGGGTCCCAGATCAGCTCGACACCCTTGAAGTACAGGCCGGTGCGCGTGCCAGTGCCGACGCTGCCGTCGAACTGCACTCCACCTTCCATCTTCTTTTCCACGAACACAGTCCGGTTGATCGTGCTCTTGCTGTCCGCGCGATACGCGTCCAGAAAGCTCTCGCCGACCAGAATGAAGTCCGGGGCCGCGCCGCCGAAGCGGATGCAATCGCGCCACAGAATTTCCATCTGCTGCGTAAGGTTGCCGGCAGTGCCGACGTTGATTGCCATGTTGGCCGAATTCTGCCACCACGTATACACGGACTGGTCGAGGCCGCCGACAACGCTCGAAGTAAGCGGGGTCGTACTGACCAGATTGTCCAGGCCGGGGATGTTCGTCGCCGACTGCGTGCCGTTAAGGTGCACCATGATGTCGAACTTTTCCTGCCAGC